AGTCAACTCGTTAAAGAGTTAGAGCCGGGTTTAAATGCACTATTTGGCCTGGAGTACGGACGTTATGATGCTGAGCACACCGAAATATTTGAAACAGAAAACTCTGATCGTGCATTCGAAGAAGAGGTAATGTTATCAGGTTTCGGTAACGCAAGAGTGAAGTCTGAAGGCGGATCAATTATTTATGATAACGCTACAGAAACATTCACAGCTCGATACACACATGAAACAATTGCACTTGGTTTTGCAATCACTGAGGAAGCTGTCGAAGATAATCTTTATGACAGAATCTCAGCAAGATACACAAAAGCACTTGCACGTTCCATGGCAAACACAAAGCAGGTAAAAGCGGCTAACGTATTAAACAATGCGTTTGATCCAAACTTTACAGGCGGCGATGGTAAAGAGCTCTGTGCTACTGATCACCCACTTGTAGCAGGTACGCTATCCAATGAGTTAGCAACTGCTGCGGACTTAAACGAAACTTCATTAGAGCAAGCGTTAATTGATATCGCTGCGTTTACTGATGAAAGAGGTTTATTAATCTCAACACAAGGAAGAAAGCTTATCATTCCTTCTGAGTTACAATTCGTAGCTGATAGACTTATGGCTTCAGCAAACAGAGTTGGCACAGCAGACAATGATATCAATGCTCTTAGAAATATGGGCATGATTCCTGAGGGATATACAGTAAACCACTACTTAGTAGATAATGATGCATTCTTCATCAAGACTGACATCCCTAATGGATTTAAGTTATTCCAAAGATCTCCAATTAGAACATCTATGGAAGGTGACTTTGATACTGGTAACGTAAGATACAAAGCTAGAGAGAGATACTCATTCGGTTTCTCAGATCCTAGATGTGTATTTGGTTCTCCAGGTGCTGCATAGGCATTAGACAATAACTAATTAGAAGGGGCGTATGTCTTTGACTGCGCCCTTTTTTTATGCTTAAATCAAATTTTATAAACCCAAGACCCTACGGGGACTATCAAAAGGAGAATAGACATGGGAACAACTACATTTTCTGGCCCGATAAAAGCTGGAACAATTAAAGATACTACAGGCACAACTGTTGGCACAGACATTACAAATGTCGGATCAGTAGTAATGGCTCAATCAGTAGTATTAGACATTATTGGTGCAGATGCTCTTAATCAAAGAGTAGCTATCGTGCCAGCAAACTCACAGATTGTTGATGTAATTTTAAACGTTACAACTGTAAATAACGATTCTGGTACAGCAACCGTGCAAATCGGTACAAGTGGAGATGGAAATGCATTTATTCCTGCCACTAACGTTAAAGCATTAGGCACAACAAGAGGTACTTTAGATACTGAGGCTACTGATGTTGGTACATCCGATTTAGAAGTATTAGCTGACTTTGTAGCAGGTACTGAAGACGGATCTACAGGTGC